GCAACTTATTCAGGCTCATATTAAATTGTCTCGCAATACTTCCTAAAGTGTCTCCCTTCTTTACCGTGTAAAATTCTTCTATCGTATCAGCAGACAGATAAATCACCTGTCCGATTGATATTTTGTTTATATCCCGAATCTGCGGATTGTAGGAGATCAACTTTGCCAAACTCATGCCATGTGCTTTGGCAATGCTTGTAAGTGTATCACCCTTCTTGACATAGTAAACCTTCTGGACAGGTTTAATTTCGGGTTCGGGTTTCGGTTCGGGTTTCGGTTCTTCCTTGATGTAACTGATATAACGAGACATCAAGCCATGAGAAACCCACTTCCCATTTTTAGCACCACCCTTACAACTTCTCCGAGTTCCGTCTGTATCAACCCAAGAATAAACCACTCCACCGCCAAAAGACTTTGTACATTCAATCACGTTGTATTCTTTGCCGTTTCGCTTTGTCAAACCCACGAAACTTCCGACATGACCTTTCATGTACAAAAGACTCGCTTTAGGAATGTTATCGAAGTCCGAGGATATTTCTGTGCATTGCGAGAGAAGGACCGGCTCGGAAACATCGCCTGTGTTGGATAAATCCCTTTGGTAATATCCGACCTTTGTTACATTCACATCATATCCGTTCAAAAGTGCCTTGATGGTATTAAGGCAATCACCCGAAGTTCTTCCGTCTTGGTGAATATAGAGAAGGTTGTCAGGATATTTATTGCGATAATAAGTCTTACGTTCTGCGACTTGCTTTAATCGGGAGATATACTCTTCCGAGGTCATAATAACTTTGCTCATTGTTTGTTCTCCCTATCATAATTCAATTTTGAAATACCGAAAATAGTTCCCAGACATACATCAACAGCACCCGCAATCGTCAAAACAATATCCGTGTAAGGAATATTACAGACATTCCCGATTACTCCGTAAAGTGTAATTAAAGCGGGAATAACGATGATAATAACCCATCTCAAAATCTCATAAACTTTCTGTGGTAAATACGGCATAGCAAATTCTCCTTTCATATCATCTAAAATAAATAAGATTAACGTAACCACGATACAACTTAAAACAATACAACTTCCCATTACTTGTCTATCAAATAATCGCTCAAATCCTTTTCGGCTTTTTTCAGACCTTCCACGTTGTTTCCGTCAATAGAGTGCTTGAGTAATTCGAGAATAGCCTTTTGAGTGACTTTGTTGCCCTTTTCAATGTCCGTTATTCGCTTATCGTAATTCTCAAGTATTTTTCTTTCCAAGTCGCTCACCCTTTTCTCTAAATCGTCTGTCGGTTTCTTATAGTCCTTCAAAATTCCTGTCAACAAAGACACCAAACTGATAACAGCCGTAATGCCTAAACAAATTGATACAGTAGTACCCCACCATTCACTCATTCGTTTTCCCCTTTCGCTTTTTCGAGTACAGGAATATATATGTTGGTTTCTATTTTTGTCTTTTTGATTTTTCTTATTATTTCTTGTATTTTTTGATATTCTTCAAGTTGTTGCTTCGTCATTCGTTTTCCCCTTTCAGTTTCAATTCAGTTTCTCTCAATCCAAATCTGTGAATATTTTTTGATACATCAAAGGTTTCGCTCATAATATGCAAATCAGTAAATTCGTCAATGCCCCAGCTGTAAGTGCAAAAAGGATATTTTTTGTAATAAAGCGTAACTAATTTTTTTATGATATAAGATAATAATTTGTTCATTCTTCTTCCCCTTTCATAGACCACATTGTTAATATAGCAAGTAATATGCTTAATAGTATTGAGAGTAGTAGTTTCATACGTTATCTCCTTGATATTCAATATCTTCTATCTGCTTGTTTTGAATATGTCTTTGGCAACCGCCTAAATATGAAACAAAACTCTCTCTAACTAAATTTAAAATATCTCGTGATTGTCTATCGCTTAATTGCTTTTTAATTAGACACCTTGCAAGTTCTTCATCTTCTATATTCACAATAAATTTCATTTAATCACCGCCCATTGTTTTTCTCCTTAACAAATCCATACACCGCTTATAGAAAATGCTTTATTAGCGGTTGTTCCTTTAAGATAAATACTTCCGTTTGTATTAGCAATCGCATAAATCGGAGTCAAATCGTCAGATGAGTTAAATGCTGTTAATGCAACAACTGTTTTTGGTTTTAAATTACTTGGCAAAGTTATATATGCTCTTGTTGCCGAACTTGCCGTACTTATTTCAACTCGGATATTTAGGATAATAATGTTTCCTACTCTTACATATCCGCCATCTACAAGAGAACAACCCGAATAAGTTAATCCGTCTGTTGAATAACTTGTCGGGGATAATTCACCAACAACGTCTGCAACATCGTCAATAGCCTGTTCTACTGTATCTCCCCCACTCGTCAATATCTCACTCGCATAAGTAGGTGGTAAATATCCGACTTGGTGACCGTGTAACATTAGTATATGTGCCATTGTTTTTTCTCCTTTATGCTATTTTCTTCACAAGGACTTTGAAATTCTTGCTAAACAAACCCGAATTGTTATTGTATACGGATAAATAACTATTCGTAATCTGTGCGAATGTTCGTGCAAAGTTTGAACCGCCTACACCCTCGCCACTTCTCCACTCGCCTGTTGATGCTTCAATTTGAAATCCACATATAATTGTGTTATCTGCATTAAATCCCGTAGGCAAATTATAGTTTGAAGAATAGCCATTTGCACTTGCCGTAACTCCGACAATAACTTGAAACTCGTCTATCTTCTCAACTACCGAGTTATTGCTATCATAACTAACCTTGTTTCCGTCAATATCAGGCTCTACGGCATCATAAATATCAAACACACCATTTAATTTATCTGTCGGACTTAAATTGTCATAATCTGCTTGTGATATAGGGGTTATTGTTACAAGACCTAAACTTGCGATTAACGTGTTTAGTGACTGTATCTGTGTGTTTAAGGCTTGAATACTTGTGTTAATATCTAACTGACTTTGATTTGTCGGTATTCTGTTATCTGGCATAATCTCTCCTAACTCGGATAAACAATGTTATATCCGTCTGTTTCATTTCCTGTTATATCAAATGGTAATTTATCCTGTTTTAATGCAAGTAAAGTATTCGTTTCGCTCTTGGTGTAGTAATTCGACAAGTCGATTTCGGTATCGCCTATCAGTTCATAAGCATTGTTTATCCACACATATTCGTCATAGATATTGTCCACGTTCGGAATCGTTTTCGGCACAAGATAAATGATGTTCGATTGTCCGACAAGGGGTAATTCTGCGACTACTTCAAATTGCACTCCTGTTAATGTGTTGATAAGTTCGGCTAATCGCTTTATGGGTTTGCTTTCGCCATTGTATGTGAAAATGTCTGTCATATTAAACCTCTTCCAATATGTACTCGACCGTCATTCCCATAGTTGCATCTTTAATAACGGCATTGTCGAGATTGTTTATTGTTGCTAAATACAAGGGATTCGGAATCGCCCACATTTCTTTTGAACTTGTGCCACCGGCATAAAATTGATATGTGATCGCTCCCGAACTTTCATCCTGTCTCACACATTGAGTTCTGTTGTAGGAATATACGTTTGAGTTAATCGGAAGGACTGTTTTTGAAGTCTTATCGTATAACTTGAAGATTCTTTCGGGGTCTCCCGCATTCGCCCAATGTATAAGAGCATGGTTTCCGATTTCTCCAATGATGGTATTCATTCCGCCCAAGGGGTCTGCCGCCAAAGTTCCAATTTCGATTTCGTCATAGGCTGTTCCATCCATATTAAAAATCTTCATCTTGTTTGTTTGATAAACAGGTGCAAAGATTTTTCCTTGTGAGACAGAAACGGAGTGAGTGGAAATTCCGAGATTTAATTCGATTTCGGAAATGGTATCGTCTGATGTATCGTAAGCCCAGATATAATATGTTCCTGTCTTGACAGTTCCCAAAGGTGTCATATAGATGATTTTATTCGAAGCGGAAAGAGCAAAGTCCGAACCAAACCATGAATAATGTAATTGAGATACATCGACCGAAAAAGCTTTTGTTACGCAATCACCAATCGAAGCATATTTCAAAGGAACTTTTATCTTGTTTACATCAACATTTGTTCCGTTAAGAGTAAAAGTATAAAGTTTACCATCGCAACAGATTTTATTCGTTGTGGACTTGATGGAAGATAATGTTGTTTGAGGAACTGCGTCAACGCAACCCGCATTTCTTTCAAACGCCCATCTATCCTGTGAATTTGCCATTGTAACTCCACTCGGATTTCCGTAACCGATATAACCGCCTGTTCTGGAAGTTAAACATACACAAGATATCTTTCCGTTTGCCTGTGAAGCGGCATAATTATATACTTGCTTTACCTTGCTATCCGAAACGAAACTCGAAGCCGTATCGAAAGAACCGAGTTCTGTCGGAGCGGAAGAGTTCATCACTCCCCATGCTCCATTTCCTGTCATTTCATTTCCTAAAGGGAGAAAAGACGGAGTTCCTGTGATTTGTTCTTTGAATAGTAATATTCCACCTATCATCTCGCAGACAGGCGGATTTGCAACAATACTTCCATCCGTGTTATTGTAGAAACTTCCTTTTGCATATCCGAAGTTTCTCACTCCTTCGGCAATAACTCCCTTTTGGAAGGTATTCTCTGAAACAATGTCTTTTAAAGTATGTCCTGACAAGGCATTATATAATTTGATTCGTGTTCTGCCGTGTACCATAAATTCTCCTTATGTAAAACTGAAATTTACACTTTCCGAAACATCACCGAGAATCATCGTAGCAAGTTCAATCGGTTCTGCTTCTTCTTCAATCTTTATAAATCCGTTCCAATCATCCGAAGCGACTAAATTCTGCCCATAGATACAAGCCTTAATGCCACCCATAGGAATGAAAGCACTTCCGCCTGTCATTTTGCATTTAACTTCTAAATGATGAACAGTTCCCGCCTCTGTGGATAAGTAATAAAGCAAGTGCTTGATATGTTCGCCATCCAACCAAGTTTCTTTCGGAACTCGGTCAATTAACAAACTGTCCACGTAATAGAAAAACTCTGCTTCACCGTCATAGTAATTGATTCCGCTTACTGTGGTTTCTATTTTTGCCAACACTTCCGCAAGGAATATCGCAACCGTCTTTTTTACTGCGGAATATCTGATATCAATAATCGTTTCCGTACTTCCGTCTGCGATATTTATATCCGCAACATTCGTGAAGGAATAATACTGTATTACATCTTTGTCCGAGCCTGTCTTTCCCTGTCCGTCTAATTCCTTTTCGAGTCGGGATTTGATTTTTAAGCGAGGATTCTTTCCCGCTCCTGTTAAGGTATTCGATTCGTTGTATTTCCATACGTATTTTGTTACGCAGAATTTCTTTGAGGAATCTCCGAGTCCACCCGGAAACGAAAGAATGTCTCCGAGATCATAAGCGGGATTGGCAACAAGTGAAATCTTAAACGGACAATAATACCAAGAATTAACAACAGCTAATACGTTTTCACGCATTTCGTCATAATTTCCGTACTGTAAGAACGGATTCTTTCCGAGTGCGTATGTTAAGCCATCATCAAGTGAAGCCTGATATACCGAAGTTGTTCCTTCCTCTATGTTGTAACAGGAAAGTCTTTCATAGCTCGTCATAAAGTCGGCAAACGAACCGCCAGAATATCTCTTATCTGTCGGGAGATTATCGATAACTGCCGAGCCGTATTGCCGAAACTCTATGTCTCCGTTTCTGTCTGCCGTTACAAAACAACCGATAGATTGTGCAATCCAATAGATAATATCTCGGTATGTTTCGCAATCGTTTTCGGGATATAAGAAAAGGTTTTTATCATAGTTAGCGAAAGAATCAAAGTCCGCATTGGCTAAAGACAAACCACATTGAGTTACCGCCCAGGTCGCTATTTGATACGGAGTGCCGGTGACTTGTTCTAAATTGGTTTCTTTATCAAGAAAAGTAACATTGTCAAAGGCTTTAAGTCTTAAACCTTGTGCCGTTCTGTCGGCTTCAACAACAGTAAAAGTTCCCATCGGAACATATTCGTATGTACTGTCTGCCAACTTGACACCGCATTCAAGTGTTATAACCTTATCGAGAACGGTGTATCGGTCTATGTCGGAAAGTAGTGTAATGGTTAACTGTCCGACATAAGTCGAGCCGATTTGTAATTCATCATCAGAACAGGATTGATTTGTGATAGTACAATCCACAACATCGGACCGGGCAAAAGAATTGCCGTCAAGTGTTCCTCGCAGATCATATTCAATTATTGGCTTTTTAATAGCTGTTTTATAATCGTTTGAAACTGAATACATTTACATTTCCACCAAATCGAAAGAAATATCCCACATTCCTTCGCAATCTACTTTCTCGGAATGTTCAACAAGTTTTTTCGAATAATTTCTCATTCTCATTGTCTTTTCTGCATAAGCGTTTGTTTGATTATCGTAAATCTTAACGGCTATTGTTGAAGAACTGTAAGCATGGCTCTCGAAAGTTGAAACCCAAGTTCCCATCAAGCGAAAAGACATGGAAAGTGTTAATTTTTTAATTCGGGATATTTGGCAGATATCCGTTCCCGCTTCGGTTAAGTTAACCGATTCTTTCACTTCGTTTTTCTCCGTGTAAGAGTTCGGAAACGGAATTGCCGAGTTATTTAAGAGTATTGGAAAGTTTTTAAGGTATGCCATTATCTGCCCCCGCTTCTGTAAGTTGCCATCGTAAGAGCGTCAACAACTACTGTTTCGAGAAGTTCATTTCCAAGATTAACAGGAATAGTTAAGTTAAGAGAATCTTTAATAGCGTTTGTGATCGCATTTGCGAGTCGGTCATAGTCGATTTCATTGGAAGGCAACGGAGAAACGCTCGCCCCTTTCGGAAGGTTTAAGAGTTCTGCTCCACGTTCGCCAACAATAGCCGAGCCTTCTTCTTCTATGATTCCACCTTTAGCCAACATCGGAATGTTAACTGTCGGGATTCGTGTAACTGATGTATCAATATCAACTCCCGGAACAAGGTTTGCAACTTTTAAAGCTGCGTCAATGATGATATTTACCATCTCAACAGCTCCGTTTATAGTTGCCTGAATATACGAAAGAATCATATTAACCCAAGATTTCGCAACCTTTGTAATTCCTTCTAAAGCCTTATCCCAATCTCCTGTGAATACTCCTGTTAAGAAGGTTATAAGTCCTTCAAACATTGAGAAGATATTTGCAAAGAACGGAGTTAAGTTGTTTAAAATCGCATTTAATGTATTGCTTATTACATCCGAAACTAAATTAATGGCCACAATAATTCCTGGCATTAAGAAGTTAATAAACTGCGTAACGATATCAATAATCGGTGGAAGTATTGCCGAGAGCATTTGCGTTAATGGAACAAGTATTCCAAGCAATAATCCCGCTATCGGATTAATTAACGGTAGCAGAGCCGTGATAAGTGGAAGCAATGAGTTAATTAATTCAACCGCAACAGGAAGAATCGCCTGTATGATCTCGATTAAAACAGGCATTAACGCTTCGAGTATTTCAAACAAGACAGGAAGTATTGCCGAAACAATCTCCGCCAGAATAGGAGCAAGTTGCCCGATGTAGCCTTGTATCTGTGGCATAAATTCGATAATCGTTGACATGAACTCGTTAACAATAGGGAATAATGCCGTTCCGATGGAATTTGCTAAACTTGAAGCCATTTGTTTTACATCGCTTAACATATCCCCGAAAGCAACTCCGTTCTCAACGGCTTCGCCACTCATAACAAGTCCTAAATCATTTGCCCTCTGGATAAGTCCATCGAAAGACTCGCTCGATTGCTCAATTAAAGGTGAAAGATTATAAGCAACCTTCTCTCCGAAAAGGTCTGCAGCCATGGCGGACCGTTCTTCTGCCGTTCCGAGTGACATTATCTGATTAATGGCTTCATCGAAATTAAGGTCTGTCCCTTCGAGTTTCTTCGCAGCCTGTTCCATTGTGGACATTTCAACTCCGCATTGTCCGGCTGCATAAGCCAACTCTTGATAAGACTCGGCAGAAATCCCCATTCTTATACTTGCTTTGTCGATTTCGTCTGTTGTCTGTGATACGGAATTGGCAACTCCGAGAGCAGCTCCGCCAATAGCGGTCGCAGCACCGACAACCATTCCGCCTATCTTCAAAGCTGTTCCGCCAACTTGTCCTAAAGTCGAAGCGAAAGAACTTGCTTTTTTATCTGTTTTTTGAAGTGATTCATTTGCTTTGTCGGTGTCAACGTAAACGCTACCCACCAGTTTGAAAAGATCAATAGCCATTCCTTAACCTCTTCTCGATTTCCTCGGATTCCTTCAATATATCTTCTGCCGAACGGAAATCCCAATTCTTTCCCGATATCTCGTCATAGAATTTCTCAAACGTCATAAATTTTCCGTTTTGAGCAAGTAACTGTATCAAAGCCAAATATAATCTCTCGGCTTTTTCTTTTCTCTCGCTCTCCAAAACATAACCCACAAACTCAATAAAATCCTCTGTATTGAGTGGAATGTTTATAGTGTGGTATCTCCTCAACAATATCTCTTTTAATTCGATATCACCGACTTGACACCCAATGAAAAAACCGTTTTCCATCGCTCCCAATCTGCGACACCTTTTAATTTTTCGATAGTGTCTATCGGATCGAGTTTCTTAACTTCCTCGACAGGCATTTCGAAAATGTCCGACATAAAGGAATAAATCTCGGTTTCAACTTCTGTATTTGAACAGTTCGTAAACAGGATAAATAAAAGGTCAAAGCCTAAAGATTCAGGACTTGCATTCTTATCCGTTGCGATCTGTTTGATTTCTTCTTTAATATTTGCTTCTTTGATGATTCGCCCGAAGGTGAATACATCGCTATTTTGCAATTTTCTCATAACAATTCTCCCTTAAAATAAAAAGGGGAGATTTCTCTCCCCCCCTTTGGTTTAAACTGACGCTTCAACTGCCGGAAACAAATCCGAGAATTTATCAATAAACGTAAGAGCATTTATTGTAAGTTTTGCTCTGGATGATTCCATCACAACTCTACCTTTGACAGCTCCTCTGTCTCCGTCTGCACCGATTTCTCTAAATTCTCTTTCAACTGTCCATTGGCTTCCGCCTCTTGTAAGTCCTATCGGAGCATTATCTATAAATACCGTTCCCGCTCCAAGCATTATTTTGTCTGATGGTGTCCCTGTGGATTCAGTAGTAATTTTCCATTTTTCGGCATTAGATGAAGAGACGGTATCTGTGTTGGTGTAGCAACCTTCGAATGTCATTTGAGCAACAGTATCATTTTTTTCTACTGCGTTTAAATCAATATTGCTTGTGTTAAGAGCGTCCTCAATTTCGACTATAATAGGTTCGTTGTCTTTGGTTTTTCCGACAAACTTTACACTTTTGTAATCAGCAGATATTATTTCTCCTGTTCCAATGTAAGTAGTAGTAGCCATTTTTTTCTCCTATCTTACGTAATTTTGAATTTGAAATCTTATTAAACGATGTTTGATGTCCTTGTCGGAATCTAATATCGACTTCCTATCATAAAGATAGAATGTCGGGAGTATGCCTGTTTGTGGAAGGTTTTGCCCTTGTAAAAGGTTTTCGACATCGTCAGCCATCTTATCGATTGCGTTTGTGTCTAATCCTTTATCCCAAAGGTCTATCTCCAGAATGTAGTCTTGTCTCGACAAATCTCCAAGGTCGATTGTTCGGAAGTTAAAGACGATATGAGGATATAATGCACCATCGTCAGCCTGTTCATAGTAAACCTTGTTTGTGATTGTTTTTAACTTCGTCTGGAGAAATTTTTTTAATTCATTTGTCCTTGTATCACTCGCCATCTTCTTCGTAATCTCCCTCGTCTATCATCGATAAAGCCTGTGCCTCGTCATTAAGTCCACTTAAATATTTAGACTCAATTTCGACTATCTTTGCGATATTTTCTTCCACGCATGACTGTAAAAGTCCGAGTCTTGGTTGTTTTGAACTACCAAGTTCCTGAAAATAAGCATAGAATCCATCAACTTTGCCTGTCTTTAACCCGATTTCAACTCTCGGAGCAGTGGTGGATTTACTTGCTTTAACCACATAGTTCGTAGCCTTTCCACCATCCCCGGAATGTTTTTTAAATATCGAATAATATTTATCACGGAAAGTTCTTTTTACAAACTTTCCAACATCCCGAAGTGCCGCCCGATTCAATTCATGGATATAATATTTACAAGCATCAACATTTGATGTGTAAGTCACTCCGTTTTTATTGATTTTTGTGACCGATTTCGGAACACTCATTCAATGCCTCGCTTACATACGATTTCAAGATTAACTTTGTTGCGATATGTACGCAGAACTGTATAATCTTCTGTAACTCCATTAAAAGGGCAATAGGAAATAACCTTTTCACCCTGATAATCAAGATAGTCTGCAATCACGAATTTGATCTCTGGCTTTAAGCCTGTTGCCTGTGCCTGATAAAATTCGCTCTGTCCGACAGATTTCACTTCTGCGTACACGTTTCTTGATGTGTAAGTCTTTACTCTGTCTCCATATTCATTTACTGTGGTTGTTTCCTGTTTTAAGGTAATAATCTCATTACACATTTTCGACTCCGTAAGACTTTCTTAAACAATCAAGTTGATATTTAAAACTTTCATTGTATCTGTCCGAATCTTTTACATCGGAAGAATAATAAGCCAAAGCATAGGTTCTTATTGCCGTTTCAACATCCTCGTCACTGCCCTCTGCTTTTTCAGTATTAACCCCCGCTCGTTTAAGTTCTAAACGAGCAG